ATATTTACTATATTATTATATTTAGACACCTTCGTTTCAAAATAGAAAAACATATATGAAGATTATGTAAAAATGGATGATTTTGTGATTTCCAATTTACAAGAATCTCGTAATGAATGGTGCTGCCGTTTAGTTAGTATTTTTACACCTTTAGTTGAAGACGGTTTGAAGTCTATATTTGAAGAAGCGTGGAAAATTTGCGTAGATACAGATGAAATGAACAAGTATTTAATGACGTTTCAGAATTTATTATCGCGTATTCCAAAGTGGAATAGTAATATTATTGAAGATGAACGTAAACGTATTATTGAACGTTCGGGATGTAATTATTTAGAAGATTTGATTACATGTGTTCATATTATTCAATTGAAAGTACTTACATGTATTCGTGTAGGAAATAAGCAGAAAAAAATTGACATTGATATTCCCAAACTAGATCCATTTGTTCACAAAGTGTACATTAACACAGCGCGCAAAGTATATAGTAACGTATATTTGTTTGAGAAAAATATTAATCCTCTTCAAGTACAAAAGAATGCTCGTGAATTGGAGCAAATCATTCAAGAAGCAATTTTGACTACTATTCGTGAAAGTATTCCTACTGAAGCCATTATTCGTGCATACATGGACGAAAGTGTCGAACAAGAAGAAGAGGTATTTATTGAAAATATGAAAGAACCTGAACTTGTAAAACCCGAAACTACGGATAATAAAGATATTGAAAGTGCTCCAAAAGAAGAGGAAGTTGCTGAAGAAGTGGTGCCAGTAACGCCTACTATTAAAAATATAGATGACGAAAAGGTAGTCACAAAACTAACATTTAATGACATAGATTCAGCATTAACGCCAAACAATGAAGAAGAGAAAATAGAAGCGCCCAAAACACTCGAGCGTTTAGAAGATATTAGTGTGTCGCGTGCGTTAGAACGTAAAATGGAGGAAGATTCTGAATCAGATGATGACGAACGTATTCAAATCCATACAGACACCATGGATTTGACAGGTTTTGACGTATTGGATGAACCTACACCTAAAGTAGAAAGTGCTGATATATTCTTAGAAGCAGAAGAATTGCCTTAAACGCCAATAAAATATTCCACTTCATAAGGTTCCAATTCATAAGGATTAATAATCCATTTTTTGGGCAATTTTATATTACGAAATACATTATGTTTCCATTTTACACAAAATACATTATGTAATTTACAGTTTACAAATGTTGCCAAAATAAAAATACCAACTAGTTTTAACATATTATATAAACAATATTATTATTTATATAATTTAGTTCAAAATAAACCATTTATGGAGTATCATATGGTACAAATGTATTTGCGTATGGATCATTATTTTGATTAGGTGTTTCAGATTCCTGGGAAGGTCCTGGTGTCATTGGAGGTGTTGATGGAATATCTGATACATCTAATTCGGATAAAGTCATTGGTTGATTACTTCCATATGACGAAACATCACGTCTACTGAAACTATTTGTAGAATCATCATCGCCAAATAAATTTATTCCAACAATATCAATATCATCAGATGAATGTTCATTCTCAAACAATTGTCCAGCAATTCCGGGAGCATCATCGGGATATATACTACTTGCAAAACTATCATCATTTGGATCATATGTTCCCATGTCAAATGATTGATCCAAGTTTGAGGTGTTCAAATCATCTACAGCAGGACTATCATAATAAGTACTCCATATTAAAGAATACTTCCATGTTAATTCGTATTTGTTTAATAAAGAACATACTTTGATAGTTGGTGTGTCATTGTTTTCAGGAATAAATTCAATATCATGAATAAATTCTCCTGGTTTCTGTCCATGAATCATACCTATACCAAAAACATTAAACAAATTACCAATAATTGTTTGCTTATCTTGTTTCTTTAATACAAAATATCCTGGTTTGCCTCTATTATCATTGATTACTTTCACACCTTCTTCACTAATCCACGTTCTTACATTAATGATGGAATTCCAATATAAATATCTTCCTCTATAACCATTCGAATCATCTATTTCATTAATATCTTTCATTTCATTGTCATCATCAAATATATTGTTGAAATAATCAATCGGATTTGCTATTTGACATTCACTACCATAACCTTCTTGTCTTCGTAATTTTTCTTGTTCATCTATATCATCGTCGTCCCGAATATTTTCTTTGTTACTCCATTTGCTCTGAATGTTCGTTAGATTATTCAAAGAGTGTTTCATTTGACTTTCACTATAACAATATATTTTATCGTTAGTTGTTCCATCTCTTTGAAATTTAAATTTGAAAACATATTCGTCTTTTTCAATTTCACCTATTTCATTATCATTATTGGTTTGAACATTTTCACAGTTTTCTAAAGTCTTCATTTTTTTGCTAGTACTTGTAGGTTCGCTATTGAATTTTTCTGCCTGTTTTCTTCTAAATTCATTTAATTCCGCAATATAATCTTGCGATGATTGACCTTCTTTACGTATTGGCATAGTATTTCCTCCTTCACCACCTTTTTTTTTTTTCAAATGTCTTTTTCTTGATTTTTTCCCGTTCCTCCTCTTATTTTTTGATTGTTTCTTTGAGTGAACTTTTTTACTATGTTTTTTTAAAGTTCGTTTTTTATATTTTCGAGTTAGTTTTACCATTATATAAATTCGTTACATAAAAAAGGAAAAAATCGTTATACACATATATTTAGGAATATGGACGATATGTTTATTGTTGCTACATTTATTACTGTTGCTTTTTGTTTGGCAAAATTCATTGAAGTTAAATATTTTCACGAGGAAATGAAACCACTGAAAGACGTGGTACGTGATTGTGTTTTGGTATTGATGAGCGCATTATGTGGTTCCTTTTTGTATTTTCATTTTCAGAGTTATATTCGCGATTTTTTCAACGTAGTGACTGAAACCAAAGTGCTAAACAACGCTGCTACAGAAGTATTTACGGATAGTCCCACTTTTTAAGGATGTGAAAAGAATTCATTCCCATGACGCACTCCACAATTCAAGACCAAGTGAACTTGTGTAATCATCTGAAACAGTTATTTGACAGTTTTCTTTGTCTTCATTATTTGAGTTGTTTTTTTGATTTAAAAGTTGATTATAACTAGTTGTTCTCTCTAATTTTGGTTTACAAATACGCATAGGTTGTGTTTTTTTCAAAGGTGTCAAAAGAGACTTTGGTTTTTTGTATATATTGTATTTTTCAGTATACATGAAAGTATATGTATTTCCGGAAAACATGGTTATATTAATGAATGATTGAATAATTTCTCATTATTTTATAAAAAAACATTCAATTTTATTTGATTTTGTATCAAATAAAATTTACTTCTTTATATAACTTGGCAAACTATCAATATCCATAATGGATTCATTTATTTCTTCTACTAAAAATTGTTTGAAATAATCATAAGATAATTGCGCTTCAGGAGTATGTTGATGAACACTGCGAGCAATCATTTTGTATAATTTAAAATTAGGGTATCGTTCTTCTCCATTACGTTTATATAATATATTTTTGCCATTATCATCTAAACACCATCGCTTAATTGTTTTTTGTAGTTCATCTAAATCTTCCTCTTTATCATCAATATCCATTACAAAATCAAACAATGAAGATCCTAAACGACATAAATCAAAACTATTATTGGGTTCTAATCTTGGACGTTTTGGATTCATAAATGGTTCACAATTGTATTGTGTTACTGCGTCGCCATCTTTGGCAAAACTATCACTACAGAATATTTTCCCTTGAAATTTAAAAATTGCTCTTCCAAAATCGATAATTTTGAATATTTTACCATATGTAGGTACTTTGTAATATTGGTTATTATATGTATAATACAAGAATTCTTCTTCTGTTTCTACATACATAATGTTGTTTGTATGTAAATCATTATGGGTAAAAGAGAACATTTTCTGATACATAAGTAAAATCATGATAATTTGAAACAAAATACTTGCGCCACTTTTTTCGTCAACTTCTTCATTCGCAAATAAATCGTCCAATGTGCCGTCGCATTTTTCCATACAAATCATCTGTACAGGATAATTGTGAATAAACGCAAACAATTCGTCATCTTCACTAGAATAATCACTTTCTTCTTCACTACTCTCGTCTTCACTCTCGTCTTCACTCTCGTCTTCACTCTCGTCTTCATCATCATTTTCACTATCTTCACAATCTTCTTCAGAACTATAATTTAGTTCACTATTGGAATCCGATGACATGCTTGAAATGGATGAATTTTTGGAGGATTTGCTATATATTGTTTCAATGTCTCCGCCTTCTTGGACATCTTCATCATTCAAAACAGATAAATCGTCACATTCGATATTAAGTTCTTCATTACCAATATCTAGTTTCACCTTATTTTTGCGAGAATTTCCTAACAAAGGAAACAGTTGAAAAGATGTACTATTATTGTCATCTTCAATATAGAACAATTTGCCAATATGGTCATTAAAAAAAGATGAATTGCGTATGTATTCTAAATCATCGGCAATATTTACCCGGAACTTTTCTTGGATTCCTAAATAAGATCCATAATAATCAATTCCATGTACAATAGAATGATGATTCAAAGCAATACTTGTTAAAAAACAAAACAATCCATCAATATAAGAGGCGTTATGATGATTTAGTAATTTTGGATGGCATTGTTCAGAAGTACTTTCTAGTGAAGGTAATGTTGTGATTCTTGGATCATTTACGTCATATTTACCTATCATATATCGATAAGGGTCCAAGAGAGGTGAAAATTTCATAAAAACCGGTTTTTCTACAGGTGTTTTGTCATTTTCTTGGACATGAGTTAAATCTACAAGATGGTGTTTTTGATTAAATGAAATAGTCTCAAAATTATTTTGAGTCATTTCAAAAAAGATTTTGTACAACGGTTGATATTGTTGTAAATATTTGATATAATATGGATTATATCTGGGTGTTTCATCCTTTTCACTATATTGTTTTCCTAAAATAGGTAAATCAATTAATGGATGTTTCTTATAGTGAAGTTTGAATTTAGACATATAACGTGTATAAATACAATTTTAAAGACAAATAAACGTGTTATAGTCGTATTTTTTTGATATTTTAAATGTAATTGTTTATTTATAACATATACAATGACACTAGAACTAAAGAAATTTGATATGAGATGGATTACATTTAAACCGGATGAAAATAAAGGTCCTGTTATTGTCATGATTGGTCGAAGAGATACGGGTAAATCTTTCTTAGTGCGCGATTTATTATATCATCACCAAGACATTCCTATTGGAACGGTTATATCCGGAACAGAAGCAGGTAATGGATTTTATAATAAACACGTGCCTAAATTGTTCATTCATGAAGAATATAACACAGTTCTAATAGAAAACGTATTACGAAGACAAAAAGCAGTGTTGAAACAAATGAACAAAGATGTGGAATTATATCGCAAAACAACCATCGATCCAAGAACATTTGTTATTTTAGATGATTGTTTGTACGATCAGTCTTGGACACGTGATAAAATGATGCGATTACTTTTCATGAATGGTCGTCATTGGAAAGTCATGTTAATTATTACGATGCAATATCCTTTAGGCATACCTCCAAATCTGCGTACTAACATTGATTATGTATTTATTTTACGTGAACCTTATATGACCAATCGTAAACGCATTTGGGAAAATTATGC